AAACACCCGCGCCGTAAGTTTGTTGCATAATAGGCGGCGATAATTGCGCCTCTACGTCTTTTTTACGCAGGCCTATAGTTTGCAGTAATCCCATAGGGGCATTATTGCCTAAAAGTCAAGTATAGGTAGATAGTTTAGGCTTGGGCGTGTCTAGGCATATACCTTTGCCTCTGCTACAGGTTGCGCCAATATGTGTATGACCATAGCTAGCCCAATAGGTATATCTACAGGCCCGGCAGACTTGCGCCGTACGATACGCCAAGCATCGGGGGTTTGTTTAGCTGCACAGTTTGCCATTTGTTGTATTAGCGCATCTTGCCCGCTATGGCGCAAACGGTCATTTACTAAAGCATCGTACATATCGCTACAAGCTGTGTAAAAGGTCTGCCCCGATATATCCCGGGTCTGTACGCCTGCATTTTGCAACCTCTGGGCAATACTGGCAGTAGTGTATTTGTCGTAACAGACTAAACGCGGGTAATACATATCGGCCCATTTTTTAATACTAGCTGCTATTACTACTTCATCTACGGCTACTTGCGAGCTGTAAGTTTCTAATACTGCTACCCCTATTTTTCCATTAGCTAACAGCTGGCCCATTACTAGGCTGGCATCACGGCGGCTAGGGCTAACGTCAAAGGCAAACACAGTAAGCGGGCCGGGGCTCATTTTTAGGTTTATATCGCTGCTATCCTCAACAGATCCAAAGGGCCACGGGCTTTGTAGGCTGTCTATCCATTGGCTAAGGCTCTCTGTTCTAAATTGCTCTGTAGTCTGCACCGTTAGCGCTTCCTGCAAGGTTTCCTCAGTTATTAGTATGCCTAAAGCGGGGTTTGCAGCTGCCCACGCTTTACGGTCATCTAGGGCGCAAAATGGCGGGGCGCTATATTCGTAATAGCCTAAAGACGGCGGCGGGTTACTCTGGCAGCGCTCGCGTAGCTCATTTAACGTAGTGCTAAAAGCATCACCCGCGTTACTTGCCATAAGTGTTTGACTATTAGGCCTAGCGCGGGTTACAGGTAGAGCAGCTGCGTAGGCTTCTTGATCTATTTCCCGTAGCTCATCTATAAATAGAAAATCAGCGCTAGCACCTCTAGAGCTATCGCGGGTAGCAGCTCTAACATCTAACCTAGCCCCGCTTTTTAGAATTATGGCCTCATTACCGTTTGTGTAAAGTATTTTTTTAAGGTCTTTTTTTAGTTCCGGGCTATCCTCTATGGCGTTAGCTACTTCTCTAAAAGTAGTAAGGGCCATAGATCTAGCAGAGCTTATTACTATGTGGTTACGCTCATTAAACAAAAACAGGCCCGCTAAAATACGCATACGCGCTAAATGGGTTTTGCCGTTTTGCCGGGCGCATATTGCCAAGTTTGTACGCCGGATAAACTGTTTATTTTTATCTATAGTTAACATATCGTCTAAGACAAAGCGCTGCCACGGTAAAAGGGGCAGGCCTATGCGCTCTGCCAGATCTGCAACCTCACCGCCCCGGGTAGGCCCTTGTAACAAAACGTTATGTAAGCGTGGTTGCACTAGCCCCCGTAAGGGCTGTTTAGGTTTGCTAGTCATTAGTCTAAGGGCTGTGCAGGTTGGCCCAAACAAGGGCCGCTTTGGGTCTTTATAGCCGTTATCGGGGAAATACTGGCAGAAAAGACAGGGGGGGTAGCCGTCTTGGCTAAAAAAACGCCCTGCGACTTATTGCCTTTAGATACGTTACAGCGTTTGCAACAGGCTACAGCGTTATCAAAGCTCATTACTAGCTCTGGGGCTTTGCTTACCGGTATGACGTGATCTACTTGGTCTGCATCTGCTCCACAGTAATAGCATACAAAGTTATCTCTAGCTAAAACTGTGTTTCTAAACTTATACCTATAAGCCCTGTTTATTCTAGGGTCGCCACGTTTAGACACGCTTAAACAGCTCCTCAGCTTCAACCTCTACGCAAGGTATGCACCAAGCCTCATAATCTCTGTGTTTGCTCCAGATTATTTCGCTTTCATCACTAGGCAAGCCACAATGCTTACAGATAATAATAGCCATTAGTACCAGCCTTTCTTATTATGATGACGTAAGGCTTTACACGCATCACCTTTATAGATCCTGTGGTTATCTATGTACTTTAGCCCTAAGTCTATCTGTTTGTAAGGGTTTGTTTCTTTCATCTTTAACAGCTGTGGTATGCCATAAGCGCTACTGTTTTTATTCTTGGCTTTAGGCCGCCAATTACTTTCCTTTGTCCATAGCTTCTCAATACATACAAACTCTTTATATGAACCTATTTTAATATGAGCATAGATCTTGTAGGCATCTATAGCATTTATATCAGCCTTTACGGGTAAGGTCTGTAAAGATAGCAAGCCTATACATAGGCATAACTGTAGCCCTAGCTGTCGCAGCGTTCGCAAGCTAGCGCCCTCCGGGGCTTGCGTTCCGCGCAGACAGCGTACCCGATAGGTCAAGCATTTAGCGATTATGTGAATAACTTGAGCGGGGCTTGGGCGTGTTGTCCACAGTTTATTAGCCCTTGTGGATAACTTAATTGCGTACCTGCCGGGCCGTACTTACGTCTACTAGCGTTATATCTAGTAACCCACATCGCGTACATTGTAGGCATTTAACGTTTGGCGGCAGGTGATCTGATACTACGCGCTCTAGCTGCAAAGTAACGGTTTTGCATTGTCTACATTTAGCCTCTATATAAAGCATAGTTTTTAACCCCATTATCTAATAATTATTGGCTTAAAGTATGGAAAATAATCAGCTGCCTTTACAAAGACATAGAGTTTTTTTATCTCATCTACTCCTGGCAAAGTGTATAAAACAGGCCTTAAATCACGCAGCATCTCTATATTTAGCATCAGTAAACCGTCATCAAACCTAAATAATATTCTGTGGTATGAGTCTGGTAGATCCCGGTGCAAAGGCAGCGCTAGCATTTGTTGTATCTTGGTAAAAGGCACGGCATAAGGCTCGCTACTAGGCCTATCAGCCCATTTAACCTCTAAATCGCCTATGTAGTTTTCACGCCCAAAGCCCTGTATTTTATTTATGTGGTAATCAGTAAAATAAAACTTAGGCGTAGGGGTCAATATCCACGGGTAATTAGTCATCAAGTACGCCGCCAACCTAGTTTGGCGGTCTTGGTTTTGTTGGGTTTCTTTAATCGGTTGCACGGTCAGCCTCTAATTCTGGCTCACAAGCCGCGCAGTATAGATCTATAGGTAAATAGGCGCTTCTTTTACACCCTGCACAGTAGCCGTAATTCATATTTGGTAATCGCTACTCTTAAAGGTGCATAGCTCTAGGTGTAAAGCATCTGCACATCTTTGGCAAACTAAATGCACTAAAGTATGCGTTAAAAACTGTAAAGTAAGTTCACGGGTTATACGCTCCTCTTTGCAATACCAACACTTATTAGCCTCTAATTGGGCTAATTTATGCGCTATGCAGCTAGGGCAAACGTTAAGTAAATGCCCGTCTGGGCAAGGTCGCATATCGTTAATAATGTTTTTATACATCAAATAGCGGCTCATTGTTGCGCCGCCTTTTCATCATCACTTAACAGGTCATAAGGTACAGGCTCACGCTCAGCTATAGGGTCTAGGTTACGCCCTGCCTCTAATAAAACCTCTGCGTGATCATTAGGGCTTAGCCATTTATCGCCGTATTGCCTTAGCCATATTGGCTCACATTGTTTAGCTTTGACCTTATCCGGGCATAAATAACCTTTATAGGGCTTGCCTGTTTTATTAGATAAACCCTCAATTAAAACCCTATGCCCGTGTTTGCATATTGGCGGCTCTGGCATTGGCTCTGCCCCTAGCTTGGCTTTAAGGGCGCTAATTGACTCAGCGGCGGTAGGTACTGCCCCGCCTGCCCCGCGTGTCTGTAATGGCGCTTGTATGGCCTCTACCTTTTCCATATCTTGCCTTGTAGGCCTGCCTGCACCGCCCGGGGTAAGCAAGCCAATAACACGCCCATAGGCAGACGTTACGCAGTTTTCTACCCAAAAATTAGCATTTACGCCGCGGTCTGACCTAACCTCTAGCGCATAATCTACTGCGCTTGGCTTATCGTCCTCGTAGTTTTTATAGGCCTCAGCTCTAATTAAGATATAACCGTTTTTTAGATCTATATCCTCTATGTAGGCTATTAAACGTAACCCGGGAAACTCAGCACGGGCTCTTTTAATTCTTGCGTTTACGTCCTCGTACCCGTCTAGAAAGCTCATTTAGTTACCTCTTTAAGCGCCTTAGCTATATTGCGCCCTCTTAAATAACCGTCGCCGTGGCCCTCACGGTAACCCGTACGGTAGGCAGCTAGCATAAACAGGCCTACGATGAGTACGGTTAAAGTAATTACTGCTATATCAGCTAACATATTTCACCCTTTGTTTAGGCTGATAGAACTACACTAAGTAGCCCTCTCAGCGTGTAGTAAAAGTATGAGCCCTAACACCGACATAAGGCAACGCGACACGCTAGCGGCTTAACTTGTCCTCTAAAAGCATTTCATAAATACGGTCTACCCGGGCCTCTATACGCTCAACCCGGCCTCTAAGGTTATGCCCGCCGTTACCGTCTGGTAATAACTCACTTAAATAATGCTTAACTAAATGGCGTACTAGCCCAAGCCCTACAGCTGCAAGGCTACAAAGTCCTAGCGTTAGAGCTAATAGGGTTTGGGCTTGGCTCATTACTTAGATCCTACGCCAAACTGTTTTTCATTAGGCTGTAAGGCCTTAAATAATGGGCCAACAAGACCGGCTAGAAAGGCATTAGCCAATACTTTAGGGTCTGTTATACCGGATATGTATAAAGCTGCAACGCTTGCTAGAGCAGCGCGCCCATAGCTCCACGCAGCCGCCTCTAGTTTTTTCTTGTCCATTTTTGCTCCTAAATGCCCTTAGTTTATTTGTTTGAGTACCCCTACCGTATGAGTACCGGCAGCGGCAACGGCATATAGCGCTTCGTAATCACCTACAGGCACAGTTAATACAGCGCCATTATCTAACTTATACCCATTTTCTACCGTTACATCTGGGCCGCCTAAATAAATAGCGCCTGCCCCTAAATTATGAATAATGGCGGTTTGGTCAAAACGGGTTTCTGGCACGATAATTACCCGTGTAGTAGTAACGTTTACTTGCGCGCTAGTTGGCATTTTCTTGTCCTAACTTTGCAATTAGTTTAGCGGCTTTTTTAGCATTTACACTAACCTCAAAGTGCATTTCATCTTTACGGTTACGGTAATCACCGCCCCACGTTAGGCCATACTTTTTAGCTAGCGCTCTAATCATAGGTACTTTATCAGCCGGGAAAGTGCCAACAGCTGCTAGCGGGTGTTTAGTGGCGTTTAGATCTATAGCCGTACCGCTGCTATGGCAACTTAATTTATCTGTAGTACCGCGTACCATACGGAAAGCGTAGCCCCACTCATCTAAAGCGCCCTCATCTATCGGCTCTATTAGCGCGTGAAACTCAGCGGCAAAACCTACTAGCAAAGGTGCTACAGCCTCAGCGCATCTAAGTTTTCTATTAGTGCCGGGTACTGCATAACTGTTTATGCCAATTTCTGCCGGGTCTTTACTGGCAGGCCAGCCGTTATAGCTTGTTAGCAAGTTACAAACCTAACGCCTTTAAGTCATCTGCATTTAGACCTAGTGTTGCAAGTTTAGCCTCAGCTGCTTTTTTAGCCTGTTGCGCTTCCGCTCTTTCCGTTGCTTGCAACTCATTATCTTTTTCATATTTAGCATACTCTGCATTAGTCATCTCTCTATCAATGACTTCGCCAGTTTCCGTATTATGTATTCTTTTTATAGGTTTAGTCATTTTAAGATACTCCATATAGTAGTGCTGTGCCTGATAATGTAAAAGTGTCGAAAGAACATACATCAATATCGCTAATAACTGCGCTAGTTTCAACGGCAGCCGTAGAGTTCATTATATTTCCCCAAGCATTAGCACTTGTCTTACCAGCGACAACTCCAAAAATAAGCTTGTTTTTTGTTGAATTAGCATCAAAAAAAGTAACAGAACCATTAATAACGTTTGTGCCGTAACCATCAACACCAGCCGCGTTTAATACCATAAAAGTATTTTTTGTTGAGTAATTAAACGCGCTGCCATTTGTTGATCCGCTAACTCTGTTCAGATAGGTGTCTGCACCGTCTATATTATTTATTCTAATTCCTAAGTTAGTATTTCCAGTTTGAGCAGCATCTCTAAAAACTAAAACTAAGTTTTTGTATGAATTGCTAGCAACTGTAATGCTAGTCGTAGTGCCGCTTAAAGTTATCGTATCTATTAAAGTCATACCGCCACCGCTAGCAGGCGCAGCCCATTTTAAGCCTGTTGGGCTTACTGTTGAGTCTGCCGTTAAAACGTGTCCATTAGTTCCTACTGGTAAATTATCAAAGGTAGCGTTGCCTGTACCTACGATTAAATCTGCTTTAGCTGTAATCTCAGTTGCCATAGAGTTAGTAATAGTTACTGTGCCGCTAGTGCCACCGCCGCTAATACCTGTGCCAGCTGTTACACCCTCTATATCACCGCTTGCAGGTGTAGCAAACTGAAAGAAAATAGCGGCGCTTGCGCTTGTAAAATATAAAATGCCGCCTTGATATTGCGCTAAAACTAAACTGCCAGACGTATTTACTGTTGCCGTGCCAGCTGTAACAGTACAAACACCTGCGCCTATATTTTGTATGCTTACCGTATCGCCCGCGCTAAATAACCCGGTGTTTACTGTTATTGTCGTAGAGCCGGCGGCGTTCATAGCTACGCGCGTGCCGGCATCTGCCGCCAGTAATACATAACTAACGGTCTTTGTGCTAGCCGCTCCGCCCGTCATAGCCGTTTGTTGTAGGTCGGTCATTTGAGCAGCGGTTAGCACTTGGCCCGTAGTAAACGTTTGTTTGGCCATTGTTCCCCCTTAGTAAGCTAACACGCCGGTGTCCAGCACCCCGTATAGGCTTGAGTCTAGTATAAAGCCGTCTATTATCGGCTCTAGTGTAGTTAGTGTCGCTTTCCAGCTGTTAGGTGTAATTGCCATAGCTACGCCAAACACCTGCAAAGTCTTAGTTAAAGTAGATGATCCGGGCTGGTTTGTAGTAATAGTTATAGGGTCAAAAAAATCTAGGTCTAGGGCGGCAATTATGCCGGCATTATAGTTATCTGTGTATAAATCTAGGGTAATGGCATCACATCTAATAGACGTTTCTTTTCTGCTAGCTACATAGGCTTGCGCGTAATCTAGGGCTACGGCATCTGTCTGCATTAGTAAGTTTTGCTGGTTATAGCTGTGTGTAAAGTATTTATCTATGCTTGCTTGATCTATTGCTAACTGCGTAGTGCCGCCGGTACGGGTAATGCTGGCTGCGTTAAATACCAACGTATCATCTAAACGCCATATAGCATCAAAATAGCCTATATTTGTGCCGTTATCGTTAAACACGGTGGGTGTGCCGCCTATGCTAGCCGTGGTTACGTTTCTATCTTGAAATACAAATGAGCCGGTAGCATCTACATAAAGCGCCCCATACTCACTTAGGGTAACTGTCTGCATAGCTGCAAGGCTGGTACGGGCTGTGCCGGGGTCTGTTTGTAGCGTAGTTAGCCCGGCATCTACATCACGCATAGACGTAGGCCAGCCTATCTGGTCTAATATCTGGTTAATGCGCGTACCAGATAAATCGCCCGCGCTAGCCCCTGCTACTGTAGCTATTTGTGCATTTTGGGCAAGTCTAAACGCATCTACCGCCGTTATTGTGGTATAAACAACGTCTAACGCATTTTTAGGCGTAGTAGTGTTATAGCTAGTAATAAAGCCGCTAAATATAGGATAAGTAACGCTGTTATAGGTAGCCGATATAGCTACCTTACGCATTGGATCTAGCAAGCCAAAATAAGGGCCGCTAGGGTTTTGTGGGTTAAAATCACCGTTTTGGTCTACTATTCTTAAAGTTAATGTACCTGTTTGGAATTGGTCGGCCTGTGGGTTACGGCCTCTGTTAGTTTGTATGCTATCTACTACGTCAGACACATCTACAATTACAGCCGCGCTATCGCTTAGTATGTTTGTATCTAAGATGCCCTCACCTAAGATCATAGCTTGGGCAAAACTAGGGCCAGTACTAAAGTTAATAATAGCGTTTATTACTGGCAGGGTCATAGCCCACCGGTGTAACGCAACGGGTCGCCCTTGCGCTCTAAATCTAATATAGCTCTTTGTACGGCTAGGCTTATTGTGTCCTCGCTACCTACTACACCTGCATTTACGTTTACCGTTATGTTATCTGCCATACGGAAACGGGCAGGGTCAAAGGTAGAGCCCGGGCCTATGCCGGGTGTATCAAATATGCCCATAGCTCTTAGCCTTGCTTGCTCATCACCTAGAGCATTTAGCGCGTTAGTACTCATAGCATCTGTAAGCGTATCTATCTGTTCTTTTAGTAAAAAGTTAATACCCGTACCTGTGCTAGTAGCTAAACGCAAGCTAGTTAGTGTTGCTATTTCCTCTGCTATTTTGCTAGTAGTTGTAGCAGCTGACGCCGGGTTAAATGGGTTTTGTACTGTAAAGCCACCGCCGCCGCCTGCACCATTACCGCCGCCGCCGCCCCCACCGCCACCGCCGCCGCCGCCGCCACCGCCGCCCCCACCGCCACCGCCGCCTGCTCCAGCTCCAGCTCCAGCACCAGCACCGGGCACTATAGGCAATATCTTTAGCCCTGCCATTTTCATTAACAGCGCTAAGGCTTCATTAAGGTTTTGTATATCTATAAGCGCTTTAGGCTTAAACTTTTCTAAAATATCGTTTATGTCTTGTAACTTAAACTCTTGCCCTTGCAAAGCGCCAAGTATTGCTAAGTCTATATTTAGTTTTTTAGCAAGGCGTGTAGCAGCCTCTACATCTTTAGCGGCTATAGCTTCCTCTAGCTCTGCCATAGTTTTTTTAATAGATAGGCGGGTTAAGTCATTGGCTAGCTGTAATTTTTGTTGATCTGTAGCGTTTGCGCCTAGCTTGTTTATTTCATCTTGCTTAGCTAATAACGCTGCCTGCACCTGTATTTTATCTAGGTCAAATATATTTTCACCCTTGCCTAAAGCTAGGGCGGCTTTGTCTAGGGCTAATTGGTCTTTCTTTTCTTTAGTCATTTTCTTAAGTTCATCTAATTTTTTCTTACTTGCCAGCGCCTCAGCCTTAGATATTTTTAGCAACGTTGCACGGTTATTTAGCTCTTTAGCGTATGCCTCAGCTGCCTTTTTACGGGCTTTGTTTGTCTTGTCTTGCATATCGGCAGCTGTGCCAGTAATAGGATCTAAACCTACAAGTGCATCTAAACCTTTTAGCAATAACTTTAGAAATGGGTTTTTCTTTAGTTCCTCTATTTTGGCCTCAAACTTTTCAAAACTTGTAACAGCCTTGCCTAAAGCCTTGCCTATCTGTGTGCCTAAATCTATAATCATTGTTTGGAACTCTTCAACGCTTACGCCGCTTTCCTCTAGGCTATCTATAAAACCTTCACCTATTTTTTCTTTAGCTAGATCTGCCGCTTGGCCTATTCTTGCTAGTTTGCCTGCGTAAGTATCGGCAGCGTTAGCGCCTGCACCTCTAAACTTATTCTGTAAATCTTGTAGCAATTCGTTAAAGTCCATAGCTTGTAACTCAGCTGTGCTATAGCCAATTCTTAATCTAGTTAAAGCTGTAGTTTCACCCTTAAACGCCCGGCCTAAAGCTACGCTTACGCTTTGTAAATCTTTGCCTGTTCCAGCGCTTACATCTAAAGCCGTCTGTAATAGTTTTTGTGCTGTGGTTGCATCGCCCGTAGCCTGTGATAATGCTATAAACGCATTGGTTAAATCGCCGCCGGCCTTGCCTGTAGCTAAAGCTAATTTATCTATGTACTGGTTAATAAAGGGCGCGGCAAAACCTAGATTAACTGCATTAAGGGTATTTTCTAATAACTTAGCCTCTTTTTGTGCCTCATTAAAAGCCCGTGCTACTGACCTACCAAACGCTAAAACAGCTGTAACGCTAAATGCTTTTACTAACGTTTTACCTAAACTTTTTGTACTTTTACTTAATTTACTGGTTGCCGTTTCTGCCTGTGTAAACGCTTTTTTGCCCGTGAACTCACTAGCTATATTTACTACTACTTGTGGATCTACAGCCATTATGCCGCCGCCTTAAAATTATTATTAAATATAATTTTGGTCTTTTCTATAGCTTTAATTACAGCTGCATTAGTCTTGCCGCCGTCCTCAGCCCACGCTCTATAGATAGCCCGGCCTCTCATCTTTCTAGACCTACGCCCCGCTCCTGTTTGGTTATTGGCATCTACTATTTTACCTGTGGCATCTAGGGCATCTATAAACTGTTTACCCGCGTTAGGGTTTAGGCTTTGTGAGTATTGCTTACCGGTATGTGTAGTTTTATCATAAACGCCATTTAGGTAACGGTCTACTACAGGCCCTTGTGGTCTGCCTTGTGGGTTTAGCCGCCCGGACGTTTCATAGATAGCACCAGCAGCGCTTACGTTAGCTATACGGGCTAAAGCTCTAAACCCGCTCCTATTAACTTTACTAGGCGCTGTCCTATAACCTATGCCTCTCCTAGCGGCAGCTGCATCAAATCTAGGAAACTGTCTATATTTAGTATCGCTAGCCTCTGCCTTACTCCAGCCGCTTAAAACGGTAGCAGGTATAAAACCGCGGGCAACTGTAACTATAGGTTTTAGTAGGGCTGCCATTTCTTTTTGTAACTCTTTAGATAAGTCCGGCGTAAACTTGCGTAATGCCTTGCGCGCTTCAATAGCGCCTCTTAACTCTGTTGGCATCTTGCACCGCCTTAGCTTTATCTGATAAAACCTTTAATATATTCTTAAACATCACATCATCTAGATCTAGCAAGTATTGGGGCGGTATTCCGGTTTCTACTGCAACTTGTGCAATTAAATAACCAAAACTACCGCGCCCAACTATTCCAGGGGGTCATCATCTAAAACCTCAACTTTAGCTAAGGTTTCTAGAAACTCTGCCCCAAAACTTTTTACTACTTCGCCGCTAGTGCGTAAACACTCCCAAGCAAGCCAGTAAACATCACTTTGCTTTTCATCATCTCTAAAGGCTTTATGAAAACCTTTTTTAGCATACAGCTCAAAGGCGTACTCAATACGGGGCGTAATCTTATGCTCGCTTACGCTACCGTCTGCCCTTGTTATTTTAAGTTTTGCCATTGTTTGCCCCTTTGTCTAGTGGTTAAGGTGTTACGTCTACTACGATAGCTGAGTTACAAGTAAATGTAATGCTCTGTGTAGAAATATCGCCAACAGCGCCGTTAATATCTGTAGTGTTATTAACTAATACTGTGGTTTGATATTCTGGATTAGCTGCCGATACGGCGGCGCTAGTTTGCTTTAGCGTTAGCGGTACAGTAGTACCCCAAGCGGCTTGCAGGGTTTGTAATACTTCACTTGTAGCTGTATCGTTTAGAAAATCAATAGTAATAGTGCTAGCTTCCAAACCTTTTACAAACTTATGCGCGGTATCGCCCATAGCTGTTACTTCAAGCTCATCAAAGCTACGGTTAATAGTTGCGCTAGTAACGTGATCTGATAAATCCACGCTATTTAGCGTAACTACTACGCCATTAGATAGGAAAATTGCCATTTGTTATACCTCTGTTTCTTGTGTCGGTGTTTCTACGGGTGTTTCTTTTTTCTTTGTTTCTTTAACCTCTTTAGGCAATTCTTGCCCTATCTTGATTAGAAACGCTTTATCTGCCTCTGTTAGTGCCATTTTAGCTCCAGCTCGTTAGTACGGATATTTGTAAATCACTTGTAAGCAAGTCGCCGCTAGGTAACGATAAAACGCTAGGTGCAGTTACAGCGGTAACGTTAAATACGATAGAGCTAGCAGCCAACTTATTAAACACGGCTACTATTGTGTCCTCTATGCCTTGTAGGTTGCCTTCATTAGAAAACATCGGCACGGTCATAATTATCTTAAAATTAGCTAGCGGTGAAATGCCGGCCTGTGAGTTATTGCTAGGCGTTAAATAAGGATCTGCCGGGGCTACTACTACGCTGTTAGCTACTATTGTGCTAGGTGGAAAACTAAAGGTACTCCAAACAGCATTATTAGCTAAGGCAGCGGCTATAGTGCTGCGTAGTGTAGTTATGGCGGCTGTAGGCATTATCCCACCATAGCGTTAGGTGAAAGATACGGGGCTAGTAAACCGCGTATAGATGCCATTAAAGTATTACTCATCTTAAAGGGGCTAGGGCTGTAACCGTCTACGCTTACGCCGCCGGCTTGTGTACTAAACCGGCTAGTCCAAATATTTTCAGCTAGCATAAGTGCAGCTGCGTTTATAGCAGGTGTATTAGCGTAGGTAGCGGTCTTTGTATCCTCACCCGTCATAGTGCCGCTAGGTACTACCCGCCTAAAGTTTTGGTCAGCTGCCGTTTTTGCATATTGTATAAAACTGTAACCCTGTGGGTATTGGTAATAATTAAGCTGTAAATTAAACGCTGGTAACAGCGTAGTGCTGCCTGTGCTAAAAGGTAAAGTACTGGTAATTGTATAAGTGCCGTTAAAAGTAGCGCCAGCCCCGGTTACGGTAACGGATTGCCCAGTAGTAAACAGGCCGGGGTTGGCTATCATCACGGTAGCTACATTGTCTACTAATGCAGTTCCCACTACCGGGGCAGAGTCAAACCATAGAAAACCGTTAATTAAATCTTGGGCCGCTTGGCAGGTGTCCTCTATCCAAGTGTAGCTATCGTACAAAGTGCCAACGCCTAAAGATGCTTTTAACGTAGCAGCTGTAACGTAAGTAGCCGGCATATTTGTACCTTTCTTTGTAGGTCTGGCAGAGCCAAAGGGCTAAGGCCCTGCCAGACTATTAGTTATTTATTAGCTGATATTTAGGCGGCAGATACCGTATGGGATCTTGGCAATAGTTGCCATAAAGCCGTAAATAGCTACCTGTACTTGTAGATTTGATACTACGTTTACGCTCATATAAGCCTGTGGGCTTTCATAAACAGTAAACGCCTCTGGGGCTAGAATAAATGCTGAGTTATCAGCTACTCCAGCGGTCATAAATCTATCTACATAAAGATCTAGACCTAATACGTTACCGCGTACAGAGTTATTACTTACCATACCGGCGGCGTTAGCAAGTGCTGCCGCGTTTGGCTGGTAAGCGTTGAAAATTGGGCGGCCTGTGCTATCTGTTGCACCTAATAGCAGGTTATAAATACCTGTGCTGCCTACAAAGTTCTGTGCAAAATATCCGCTGTTTTTGTAAACGTTAGCGGTACTTTCAGCGGTGTAAGAAATTAAACCCGCCGCTGTAGCTGCTACGCCTGTGCTTGTAAAGCCTGTTGCGTTAATTGCAGTAATTACGGCTTGGTCTGTTGCGTTCATATACGCGATCTGGAGCTGATTAGTCAACTCTGAAAAGAATTGTGGATTATCTGTGCGCTCTAGCAACTCAACACTAAGCGTATTCATACCTGAGTACTTATTTACAGTACCGGTTAAATACTCTGTAACCATACCTGTAGCAGATACAGCTCCGGCCTCTGCCTCAACAGTAACGGTAGGTGCTACACCATTTAGCCCGCCGTTTGAGTCTACAAGTGCAGGTACGTTAATTGTGTTGCCCTTAGGTGGCAATACGCCTCTAGAGCAGGCATCTACCGCGCTGCGTGGAAAGCGTGTATTAGTAACAAACTCTGATAGATACTGAGTTGGGTTAAATGCAGGGTTTGTAGTCCAGCTATCATCGGCAGCTGTTACATATAATTTTGACTCCTCATTACCTAGAGCAGCTTTAATTTTATGCTCTGTGTAAGCGCCCATACTTGTAATAGGTGTGCGTACTCTTTGTGAGTTTAATGCACTTGGCTTAATAATTCTGCGCGCGGCTTCTACCGGTTCGGTAGCGCCCGCGGCCTCATCATCTTTATAGCTAACGCTCTTTAGCGTTACTGTTGCACCGTCCGGCAAATAAGTGCCTTCCGCTGCCATTTCGTCCGGGGCTTTGTCCACGGTTTCTCCTTTAGTTTCTTTGGGTTGGTTTGGATCTACTGCGTTTTCTTGTGCAGCAATTTTTAACACGGCAGCGCTTGGAAATGCAGCGCTCTCTACTAGAGATACCTCTTTTAAGGTAGCAGCCGTAACTAGCAGATAATCTTTTTCTTGGCGTGAGTCCTCTACCTCAACGCCTACACTTAAGCCGTCCATTAATTGCTCCTGTGCAAGCAAAATTGCATCGCTACCCCTTGTGCTAGCACTAACCTTAAAGCTGGCATATAGCCCGGTCTTATTACTGGTAACGCTCTGCATACGGCCTACGGGTTTGCTGTTATCGTGTTGCATTAAAAGTTTTACTTTGCTTGGCTCTGGCACGATTATAGAGTTTTCTGCAAACACTACGCGCCCGGCGCTTGTGTTGCCTACCTCTCCATACGGCGCAATTTTGCCGCTAATTGTGCGCCTATCGCCGTTATCTACTGCCTCTATATTGCCGCTAAACGTTAATAACATTTGTGGGCCTCTCTGTTAGTCCGGTTGGGCTTAGTTCTTCCATACTTTGCGCTTGCTCTAGATCTATTAAACCTAAATTAAGCATTTTTTCTATAGCTTCCAAACGCGCCAAAGTATCAGCGCGCAAAAACGTTTCATCTAACGCAAACCTAACCTGGTTACCGCGGCGTGTTACATCGTCCATACTTAAACGGTTTTCTATAGCGCTAATAAACGGCTGTAATGAGTAAGCTACAAACTCTTTGCGCCCGTCTATAATATTTTGGTAAGTCATTGAGTTATTCATATCCGCGCTTATGTAATATGCCGGTACGTTCATTAAACGGGCTATTTCTGTAGCTAAATACTGTGATGCCTCGTTATACATCATTTCTTTGGGTGAATAACCGACAGTTTGATAATCTAACGTGCTAGTTAAATAAGCTGTGCTGCGTGAGTTACGCGCGGCTTTCCACGCTGCCAGTAGGCCGCTAATTTGTGCCTCTGGTAAATCTGCCCCACTATTCTTAATAAAACCTGTTGCCATAGGTGTAGCAGCTGCAACGCTTGCCGCTTTTTGTATATCTAACGCGGCTTGTATTGTGCGCCCGCCTGTTTCTAATACGCCGGGTAATAAACTTTGGAAAGTAATTAAAGATCCTACGCCGCTATCTGGTACGCGCTGCCCGTTTACAGAGTAGTAGTCAACTTCATCGCCGTACTGGTCTGTAGTTACTGTAACGCGTGTATTAGCTACCCACTCAAACCCGCTAGGTCTGCCGTCCTCTTCATACAAGCTAGTAACGCGCCAATAAGCAACGCCATATAGCAACAGGCTATCTACCGTGTAGCTAATTGTTACGCTGCGTGGTTGCCTAATATCTGGCTGATCTAGCCAGACAGGTGTTTGTAATTTACGGCCTGTACTTTTTTGTATTAGCTCTAAATCTATACTTGCAATTACTCCACAGATTAAATTACGGCATCTACTTACCGCCGGTACTTGTAGCGCTAAGTTTCTATCTATAAACGGTATGCCGTTTGTATTGTATAAACCGCCAAAGGTATAAACACCCGCGCCGTAAGTTTGTTGCATAATAGGCGGCGATAATTGCGCCTCTACGTCTTTTTTACGCAGGCCTATAGTTTGCAGTAATCCCATAGGGGCATTATTGCCTAAAAGTCAAGTATAGGTTTACAGTTTGGCTTTGGGCGTGTCTAGGCGTATACCTTTGCCTCTGCTACAGGTTGCGCCAATATATGTATCACCATAGCTAGCCCAATAGGTATATCTACAGGCCCGGCAGACTTGCGCCGTACAATACGCCAAGCATCGGGGGTCTGTTTAGCTGCACAGTTTGCCATTTGTTGTATTAGCGCATCTTGCCCACTATGGCGCAAACGGTCATTTACTAAAGCATCGTACATATCGCTACAAGCTGTGTAAAAGGTCTGCCCCGATATATCCCGGGTCTGTACGCCTGCATTTTGCAACCTTTGGGCAATACTGGCAGT